GCTCAATCATTGATTCATTTTTTTCTTGATGTTTTTTTATGTTTATATAAAATGTTTCAATATTTTTTAAATCAATAATCATTATAAAATTATACCCTATTCAAAATATATTTGTTAGAAAACTCTCTTTTTTCTTGTTTAAGTCCTTTAGCTGTTGCCATACTATCTTTTATAAATGAGATTTTAGTATTAAGTCTTTTCATTTTATAGTTTGTAAAATTAGCTAAATAATACGATATCCATAAGTCATCTAGTATCCAATATTCTTTGGGGCATTCAAATAACTTTTCATCTAAAAATATTTTAGAGTTACACAACAAGCCTCCACCGCCAACATAGTTACCTTCTTCGTTTGGGTCCAACATCTCTTTTTTCCAGTAGTCTCCTATAATGATATGTGCGTAAAATGATTTAACAGTATCTTCTTCATATTGATCATAACAGTCTTGTACAAATTCCACAGGTATTTTCTGATCATCATCTATAAATATAATTTTTTCATATCCTTGCATCGCAAGATCTTTGGCCAAATAAAATCTTCCAAATATGCTATATTCATTATTATATTCTTTTATAAATAAATTATAATCAATGAATTTTATAGATTTTCTTGTTGTATTTAATATGTGCGGGTCATTTCCAGAATTTTCGCATATATAAAAATCAAAGTCTTTATTTGTTTGAAGTGATAAGTCTTTATATGTGCCATATAAATTTTTAAATCTTTTATATGTGCACATAATAATTGCTGTTTTAGATTTGCTTTTTACTTGATGTTGATATAAAAAATTCATAATATTATACAAAGGGGGAAGTATTTCTACTCCCCCCTCCATTTATTAATTACTTCTTTTTGCCTGTAGGCTTTTTAGCAGTCTTCTTTTTAGCTTTAGGCTTTACTAGCTTGTCAAGTTCTTCATTAGTAATACCGAAAAGTTTTTCCTCGGTCTTAGTCAAAGAACTATCCTGCTTAGCAGGCTTCTTAATTGGAGCCTTTACATTCTTTAAGGCATCCTCAATAGAGCTAACCTTTGGCAAACGACCAAAAGATGGATCATTTGGATTGATGGCACGGAGAGCCACAGGCGCAAGGGCAGCAACTAGTGCAGCCCATAAATCCTTTGGATCTGTAATACCAGCAATATAAAGAGCAACTACTGCACCTAGAACAGATCGTCCATACGACGCAAGCATTGCCTTGTGTTTCTTATTAAGTTCCATAATTTCCTCCTAGGATAGAACCTTTATTAGTATAGCATAACCAGCCCAGAGACCAATGATTCCTGCCACACCAGCAAAAACTGGCGGTGCTGGAACTGGTAATTTGAATGCAGCAAACGCAACACCGCATGCAAATCCTGTTAATACTGATAAAATTACATCTTTCATATTTTTATTCCCCTATTCTTATATAGCATTTTCTTTGTATTTTTTTACAAAATCAATAATGATATCTCGTTCTTCTTCTGGCCAACCACCAAGCATTAGTTCTTTTATTCCCTGGCCTTCAAGTTTTTTAACGAATGTATCAAACTGTTCATATGTAAAATAATCCGTATCATATGTTAAGTAAGGCTTATCAAGTGCATCAATTTCTTCTTGAGTTTTTCTAATAATTGGGCTAAGAGATATCATTGATTGTGTTTTATCTAATGAAAATGGATCTCCCTTTTCTATTATTTGATCAAATTCACTTTTTAGTACCCAGCATCCATATTTGTAATTTCTATATGCAATAATCATTTTGCTATTTAAATCACAAGATGCATCAAATACAAACCTATTCGTTGTTGATACATAATATTCTGGAATATGGTTTCTTTGATCTTTTCTTAAATCTTCAAGCATTTGAACATATTTAATTAAATAATTAGATCTATCAACATTGGAAGAAGAATCTGTAACATCTCCAAGAATACCCCCTACTGATTGCTCGTGTGGCTTAACATGTCCGCTAATTAAATTAATTTGAAGTCTTTTTGGCATAATTTCTTCAATTGACTGGCTTATCATGCAAAGATATTGTGGAGATATCGTATATGGCCTTATAGCAATCATATATTTAATTTTTTCATCATGCCTAATATCTCTTGCCAATCTAGTAAAAAAATCTCCTTGTGTTGCATCATAAGTAAAAAGAACACCCGTAAAATGTGCATTATTAAGATCTGTAACTATTGTAGTATGCATATTGCCACCAAAATAATAAAAATCCATAATTAAAATTCCCTATCACTATTATATTGTTTTACAAAATTCATTATATGAAATCTTTCTTCTAATGGTGGATTATATATATCTTCAATTCTACAGCTTGATATTAAAACTTCTGTAATTCCATCAGACTTAAATTGATCCATTAACTCTGCAAACTCGGAATAAGTAAAATAGTCATATTCTTTTCTGTCATATTGACCTTGATACTTATTCCAAATTCCACTTGGCTTAGGCAAATTATCAAGCTCTTCCGATGTTTTTCTTAAAATTGGTTTTATAGCTACCATCACATTCATGTTTTCAATATTAAATTTTTTATACTTATACATAGCATAAGGTATTATAATTTTATTATTATTTTTTGCTGCAGCATTAAAAACATACTCATTTGTTACTGATACATAAAGATCTGGTTTATTTGTTTTAAGACTATTGATCATATCAATATACTCTATTAAATAATTTGATCTATCAATATTAGAAGATAAATCAGTGACTGGACCTAAAATTCCACCAAAATCTTTGTTATCGCTATTAAGATATTCAGTTCTTGAATGCTTAACTTCTCTTTGTATGTCTCCACTACCTGTAACAATATTAATTTGAAGTCTTCCAGGATGCATACTATTAACTGAATTATACAGCATACATAAATATTGCGGTGAAACAACATACGGTCTGATAGCAATAAGATATTTCATCTCAATGTCCGAATCAATAATTCTTGCTATCTTGGTAAACCTATCGCCAAGTGGGACATCATATATAAACAAACCACCATAAAAATTATTAGATCTAAGTTCTTCAATATCTTCTACATGCGTATTAAAATAATAAAAATTCATTAACTTTGTTCCTCTGGCAACAAAGATTTTAATTTTTTATATTCTTCTGATATTGTTTTCATGGCATCATAATGTGGATATTCTGATGTAAGAGATCCATATGCATCAAAAAAAGCAAACTCTTTGTCTGCTATATCAACAAAATTTTTAATTTGATCTTGTGCATTATCTATATAATCAAATGCCATTTCACGAGAATCGGATAAAAACTTAATAAAATTTTTTGTATGTATATCAATTCCATCTGAAGACAAATCTTTTATCATTAATAAATCATTTGACATTTTTTTAATTTTTATAAAAGAAAAAATATATGCTGTTGTAGATGCAATAGCGATTAATCCAAGTACTATAGATAACATGTTCATCTATTATACCAGTCCATCTTGATGTGTAGGCCAATAGTATTTACATGGTTCCTTACGATCTGGACAACATGGAGCATTATATGGGCTGTCTACTGCATATTGATATTTTACATAGTAGATAGGGTCTTTCTTAAATAAATTGGCACGATGAGTAGTAATAATACGCATCACTTTATTCTCATCCCGCCAAAAAGATGGATGCTCATTACCCCAATCTTCTGCACATTCTGCATACAAGGCATTAAGATTCTTTACATTGTTTTCTGTTTTAATGCCACGAAGCGATGCTTCAGATACCATTCCCTTAATATATTTCCAAAGACCATGTTCATAACCTTTCCACATAAGTACTGCTGGATGATTTCTCCATGCTCCAGTTTTAGATCTGCCAGACAGTACGTTGAGAATTTGATAACCCTCAAGTATTTGCTTGTTGAGTCTTTTATTATCTAAGGCACGAGCAGCTTTAAGTGTATTAGTAGATACTAAAAATGTTTGCATTAATATATGGGCTCTCTAGTTACTAGAACTATTGCCCCCTCCATTTCTAAAGCTTTTTTGACCTGGGTAACGTATTTTACTGCTTCTATCTTTTCGTCATGCGAAAGCGGTAGAAACGATCTTTCATCTAATTTTATCGTAATGAAGTGCTCGTTGTCAACTAAGGTTACCCCAAAATACGGCGGAGCTAAAACAGAATGAAAAGCCATTTTCATTTTATCTGTATACATTTTATTTTATCATTTCTAAAAATTTTGGATTATTTTTAATATCTTCTACAATAAGTTTCCCATCAATTAGATTTCTTTTTCCAAAATAGTTATGCTCCATAGCAAATGCCATATTTTGATACTGATTGCTGTGAGATTGTAAAAATCCTCCTTCTTGTGATTCAAAAGGGTTCATAATTTCAATTACGTTTGATTTTGGTTGCATAAACAACATATTTACTAATCCTGACCCAGTACATGAAAATATAGTTTTTGCAAGATAAAAATAATTTATTTGCTCCTCCATTGAAGGAAAATGTTTAGGCAAAGATATGATTTCAAAATCATTATCTTTTAAAAAATCCATTAAGTATGTTTCATTTACTATTCTTCTATCTGCCACATCAAATGTATCTAAAGATAAAAAATCTACATATTGGCCATCATAGTATGGGGAGTACCCTTTTGATGTTACATATACCTTTCTGTGCGGAGATATATCTTTTAATTTTACTAGGTTTAATGATATATCGTGTACATCATTATACATTTGATCAGTATGCTCAAGCCATCTTATTATATAAAAATTGTTAATAGCAACATTAAAAAAATCTTCTGTTATCATAATAAAATCAATTCTCAATGTTTTTAAAACAATGTCAAGAAAAGTAACAAATCCTCTACATCCTTCAACATCTACAATATTGTTAACATTAATTAAAAAAATAGGATTATCTATACTTTTTACACATTGTAATATTTGCCCTACACAATCTAAAAGAAAATGTCCAAATCCACTGTGCACAAATGGAATAATTATTTTTATTCTATCATTTCTTAAATCAATTTTTTTAGGTTGATCTAAAAAAATTTCCTCTGTTATTTTATATATTGGTCTTATATCACCAGTTTCTAATAATTTTCCATAAAATAAAGAGTGATAGTTTTCCTTTGATTTAAAATCTTGATTTGTATAATAGATTGTTTCTTTTGAATAAGCTATTTTAGTTTCTATACGTGGCAACTTTAAGATATCAAAATTATCAATCTTATGATGATTTCCTATAGAGGTAACTATCATTTATTCTCCAAACAATATATTTTAATTTATTATAACATAGATGCATAATCTGTGCAAATGCCATAAATATTATCATAAACCTTATCAAGATTTAAATCTACAATTATAGATTTTGATGTTGTATTTTTACCAGAGTACGTCCAGATATATCCATTGCTGGTTAATGTAAAATCATCCCTTTGATGCCAAAAATATTTATGTACTTTTTTATCTAATTTATTTAAAGCTTCTAAATTTTTACAATGTAGCCAAGAGTATTTTTTTATTTTATCTATAAACATATCTCCAACTATATAAGTTGGCTCATCATGCCCAAGATACCATGATCCATCTATTGATCTAATATCAACCTCAACATCAAATCCTTGTTCAATAGCATTTAATAAAAGCCCTGGGCTATTTTCAAGTGCACTTGGTCCATCAACATTTCCTCTGTGTGCAATTTTTATCATAAATTATATTCTTTCCATGGTATGGAATTAAATCCAGCATCAGTTATTATATTAATTCCTATTGCTCTATCTTTATCTTCAGGGTAAAGTTTATCATTTATTAGTACCCTCTGACCACTTGTTATACCCATCAATAGGTAATCCCAGCATAAGCCTAAATCATTTAAATGTTTTTCTGTAATCTGTCTTGCTGATTCTTTCCTGGCAGTTGTTAATATAATTTTATATCCTTTAGAATCCCACTCATTAAATTTTTGCACTACACCATCTAATAAAATTGGATCTGTTGTATTAACATGGCTAAAGCTATGAACATGTTTTATTATAGTGCCATCTATATCACAAAAAATTGTTTTTGGTTTATTTATATAATACTCTTTTTGTTTTGATAAATAAACATTAAGGTCTTCTGGGGTTCCAACGCCCCACATTTTTATTAGTGAAAATGATTTAATTTTTTTACCATTTAAAATTGCTTCATTGTATACTGGAGCAACATAAAATTCATTATTTACTCGTATATCTTTTTCTATCATTTGTTTTGCTGATTGAACATAGTCTGACCCTTTAGACCAATAATATATTCCAGCGGTAGCGTCATCGCTTATTTCCTTTTTTTCTGCTACTTCATCAATAAGACCATCACCATTAACTTTCACATATGACCACTTATTACCAGATCCCTTGAAAGTAACAATTGCTCCATCAATTTCTTCATTTATAAAATTTTTAAATGATTGTAAATCCCATTCTATGATTTGATCTGAATTAATTATTATTAATGGATTATCATTATCAATTAGCTTTTCAGCTATAAGGGTTGTTCTTGCAGCACCATCAGTTACTCCATCATGTTTTAAAATTTTACAGTTTGGAGTAATAGAATTTAATATTGTTTCAAGGTCATACATATTATAATGTTCTTCTTGAACAATATATATATAATTTCCATCAAGACCTATACTGTTTATAACATTTTCAATCATTGGCTTATCAAAAATATCAATTAAAAACTTAGGTTTTTGATAGCCAGCATCTAAAAATCTTTTACCATTTCCTGCCATAGGTATAACAATATTAATTGTTTTCATTATTATTTATCCATTGTTAATGTTTGCCAAGTATAAGACCATTCTTTTTTAGTCTTATGCTTATTAAACTCTCTAGAAATTTCTCCATTTTCTAAATATATTCCGCCCCAAACACCCCATTCTTTACCAGATATTCCATTTGCAAAACATGTTTTAGAAACTGGGCATTTTGCACAAAGGCTATCAATAATTGGTCTTACCGATTCATCATCTTCATATGAATCAAAATAAAGGTTGGTGTCTAAACCAGAACAAAGGCCGTCGTCTTTCCATAAATGCTGTTTCATTGTTACGACCTATATTTATTTGGAATATCCCAGCCTTTATGACTAAGCAAATACCTTCTATGTAAATACCACTCGTTGTTAATTCTTATTCCATTTGGAGAAGTTCTAGCCGTTTCTGATCTTTTTAAATCAATAATGTCCCATCCATCCCATCTCAAGTTTTTATTTTTTTTGACTATGGATTCCATTACCTCAAGTTTATTAACTATCATATTAACCTCAGTATCTATATATTCCGACTTCAATATTTTTGAGTTCGGCTTGTGCAACTAGCTTTGAAACATGCTCTTTTGGCTTACTTAAAAATACTAAGTAATTTACGTGATCTAAGTTTTCTTCTAAGTAAGATGGTGGTACCTTAAAAAACTTAATTTTCTTTCCCCTAGACTTCATTCCACGCTCAGAAACATTGGTAAACTCAGATACCATAGCGTTGACCTTAGCTGGACCAGCGGAATATATTAAGAACTCATTGTCTTCTTTTGGCATTGTGGATAAAGCAACAGCCATAGCACGAAGAAAGACTTGGTAATCATCAAAGTCTCTGGTCCCCTGAACTGCCACTATCATTATTACTCCCATCGCCTAGTTTGTCTAGTATAAATAATAGCTTATTTATACCCACTTTGTCAAGACTATAAACATCTATTGGCATTGCTGATTCAGTATCAACATCACCATTATTTACATCTGCACAATAAAAAGTATTATTGTTTACCCAATATGCTTTACCATCTACAAAAATAACCCTTACATTATGCTTTTCAGCATGCTTCTCTGATTGAGAAGGTCTAGATGGATGATTCAAAGATTTTGGTTCTAACATATTTTTTATTACTTTATGTATATCACTTTGTCTATATTTAATTTTTTTTAATTTTGTTTGTCTATAAAGTATATAGCAAATTGCTGTCAATGTCAAGAATAAAAAATATGGATCAACCATAATAAGATTATACCAGACTAAGCAGTAACTATTCTTTTTATTTCTTTTAAAGATCTTTGCTTATCAATATCAAGACTTGCAATTTCTTTATTATTAAAAGCTTTTTCTGTCAATGTAATTGATGGATTGTCTAAAAATAAATCTATATCAACAAATCCTTTTTCCCAAAAATACATAATATCTTTATTTATTGTTGATAAATGTATCTCATAAAGTTCAGGCATGATATCTTTAATTTTATTAGAAAAATTATAAAGCATCTCTCCAGTTTCATCATCAATTCCAGCAAATTCAATTGCACCTTTTAAAATTAATTCTTCCATTAATTTTGTTTCAATTTCATCCATTTAAAAAGTCCTCAAGTTCTTTTTTAGTTTTAGCTCCACTCATTCTTCTTAGTTCTTGTCCATCTTGAATAAAAATAAATGTTGGCACAGAATTAACAGAATATGTTTGACATAAACTTTTATTTTCATCTACATCTATTAATGTAAACTTTATGGCGCTATCCCTATTAACTTCTTCAACAATAGGTTTAACTTTTTTACATGGAGCGCACCAATCGGCAGTAAAATAAAAAGCATGTTGAATCAATTTTCGCTCCCAACAAGTCTGTTTTCTACCAGCTTTTCTCTCTCATCAATAATTTCATATGCAAATTTTGTCATTGCATCGTATCCGATAGCATTGTCCATAATTGCATTGTAATCATGAGAACAAAAAAGAAGATCTCCAGTAACCCCAACAACCTTAACATATGCTTGTGCGTTACATTTATCGCACCTATCGTTGACTCCAAGCACCCAGTCTGTTTTTTTTGTATTTAATTTGTTCATAATAAAACCCTTCTTTAATTATTTCCTGGATAATCTAAGTATGCCCACATTCCTGTAAACTCTCTATCATTTGGATCAAATCCACCAGTAACAGCATGACACATTTTATATATATCAACTAAAAGTAAATCTCCTTGTTGCCACCTATGAACAATCCTAATATCTAAATCATTTGAAACTTTTTCTCTAATTGATAAAATTAGACTTTTATATTTATCAATTTGCCCTAATGTTGGCTTATTGCCATTAAAAGTTTCTAGCTCTGGAGATGCTGTAGCATCTAGTAGCCATGCAGTTCTAATAACTGGGTTTTTATTAATCCAGTGGTATCCTATTATTGAGTGTCTGTTTTTAACATTATCTCTTTCAGATAACTGATTCTTTTCTATACATTTTTTTAAAAAGTCTTGATCTTCTTCTGAAAAACTTTTAAACAAAAGCTCCATGTCAACAAAATATGTTTTTCCATTTTCTGGATCGGTTTTAAACTTATGCATATTCCAAGTAGAAAATACTATTGGAATTTTATAATATGGGTGCTCAACATGCCAGTCAAGCATGACATCATCTGGACCTGCAGACTCTCTCCTGTTGGTTGTAGAATGATTTTCTATATATTCTGCATCAATATCAATACAATTAAATTTCTTTTTTAGAATAGAATGAAGCCTTAAATGCTGGTCATGTGATAAGTTTGCATTATTGAATGCAATAACACTATGCTCTAAGAATAATTTTTTATAAAAATCAAAATTATACTGTATTTCCTCAATAGTGGTAAACTCTATATGCTTTGTTTTCAAAATGCTAACCTCTTCCATTATCTGTTGAGTAAAACCCATCACCCTTGAATTGTACACCAAAATTAGAATATACTCTTACTAGAGATTTGTTACAAGATTCACATAAATAGCCTGGATCATTATCTAAAATAGATCTAGATTTTACATATCTTATAGCACAAGGCATACAATCATACTCATACTGAGGCATTATGATATTTTCTTTCCAAACTTAGCCCACACTCTTTCATGAATAAAGTATCCCAATGCCTCCCAAACAATATAAACTAATGCTCCAAGAGCTGCATATTCATACTCCCATTCTCCAGTAGCAAGATATACACCCACTGTTAAAACCCCTGCAACACCAACAAGATGAAATGTTTCCCAGCTAAGTGTTTTTAGTAAACTTCTTTTTGTTGATTCCACAACAATCTCCTTTTCTTATACATCAATTATACCAGAGCTGACTAATTTTGCAACTTCTGGAAACCATATATAATCTAATGTGCTGTTATTTAGTGTATCAATTGCATCTTTTGGAGTTTCTACAAGAGGTTTACCAGCTAAATTAAAACTTGTATTAAGCAAAATAGAAATTCCAGTTATATTTTTAAATTCTTTTAAAAGTTCTTTCATTATTGGATTATTATCACTAACCGTCTGTATTCTACAAGTATCATCAATATGAACAATGCCAGGTATTATATGTTTAAATTCTTGCACCACTGGAAATGATATAGTCATAAATTCACTTTTACCTATTCTTCCAGTTTCAAAAAATGTACTAGCATCTTCTTCAAGAACCATACCAGCAAATGGCCTATACCATTCTCTTTTTTTAATTTTATTTACTTTTTCTTTAGCATTTGGATCCCTTGAATCAAACAAAATAGATCTATTTCCAAGTGCTCTAGGACCAGCTTCGGCTAATCCATTATAAACAGCAACACTTTTGCCAGATGCTAAAAGCTTAGCAACATCTTTTACAGATACATCCAATCCTTTTATACTACTTAAATCATGATTAAATCCATTAAAAAATGTATGACTTAATTTTTTTATTGTTGTGTCTAAAGTTGTATCTCTATATAGTTTCATTGCAGCACCTATGCTGTTTCCAGAATCATCTGCTAGTGGCTCAAAGAAAAAATTAATATCTGGAAATTGAGTAATATAATAATAATTTGCAACTACATTTAATCCATATCCACCAGTTATGCATACATTTTTAATTCCTGTTTTTTGTGTGTACCTATTTATTAATTCAGCAACAGCTTCCTGAGTTTGCTTTTGAACTTGCCATGCATAATCAGCATATATTTGATAGCTATCTTTTGGCACTTCATCTACAGCTAAATCGTGAAGATCTCTGATTATAGATGCTCTCATGTCTTTAATTTGTGCATGACCAAAATAATAATCATTTGGGGTAATCTTATCTACAAAAAGATTGTGGTATGGCAAATCCTTATTTCCATAGGCTGATAATCCCATAACCTTGCCATTTTCAAGCGGGTGTTGTTTTATTAATGATGTTGCAGATTCATAAACTTTTATAATGCTAAACATTGATCTGCCATTAACATCACAGTCTGGATTTTCTTTTCTGTAGCTATCTATTCCTTCGTGTGCACCATTATTTTCTACCCAAAAATTTTTATATATGGGTTTAAAATTATTGGGATACGATGCAATAAAAACAGTTTCTGATTCCCTACAAGAATCAAAATATACAGATCCATTTCTGTCTATTACAAATACAAGAGCTTCTTTAAAGCCACTATCATAAAAAGCCAGATTAGCATGTACCAAATGATGTTGATCAGAATATTCTATAATGCTTGTTGCTCTATGTTTCTTTTTTACAAGATTTAAATATGAGTTTGCAACTGTTGGTCTTAATGTAGGAGAAGAAAAAGCTATGCTTATATCATCAGAGTCTGTATCATAAAGAAACATTGACAATGCTGGATGTGTATCTCTTTTTAAACCAGTTACCCTTTCTTCTTTACAAAAATATTTAATCTCGTTATCTTTAAATGCACAAAAGGATGAATCATGGTTAAAAGAAATTCCAAATATCTCATCCATTTTTAACCTTTTGAAACTTATTAAAAGTATCTTCTAATGTAGTTTTAGTTACTGTATAAAAAACATTGTCAAAATTTTTATCATTTTTAGATTCAGAAAACATTTTTAAGATGGACTCAAATCCATATTCTGAAATAATAAATTCAACAAATATTCTTCCACTAACATATGGATCAGATTCTAAACTAATAAATGTTCTTCTATATTTATCTGGAACATAGTCATACTGTTCTGATGTAATGTTTGACAAAATTGAATGACCAACAAATTCTGCAGTACCCTCTTCAAACCATCTAGGTATTGACCTTTTAGTAAATGGAGTTAGTCCTAAAAGATTCATTTGAACAAAATGAAAATATTCATGAGCACCTAAAACTGATGTTGTATTGCTTGGCTTAAAGTCTTTGAAAGCATTCGGCACTCTAAAAAATGTTGAATCAATTAAATTTGTGCATGCTGCAAAACTATCAAAAGCTATGCCACAGATATTTGACGTTCTTGTTGGAGGAAGAAATTTGTTATGTGTATAAAACCAGTTAACATCTTCTCCACCATAAAAACTATATGTATCTTGTTTTACAAAATTTGCAAAAATGTCTTTAGCTTCAATTTCTGTTCTATTTACAGATAAAAATACATCTTCTGCAATATCATGATTTTTATAAACAAAATGATTGTTTTTTACAGTTTTATTGTTTTTAGCCCAAGCTAAAAAATCTTCTGAAGCTTTTTGTCCAAAACTTTTTATTTCTACTTTTGTAGTTGTAGTCTCTAGACCAACAATAGATATAGATGCAGACTTTGTTCTTTTCCATAAAAGTCTATTTTTACTTTGTGTGCATGTATATGAGTATTGCTTATATATAACCTTAGAGTTAACAGTCTGGCATAAGGAGTTATGTCTTATTGCTGTCTGATTTGAATAAGACGATGCCCCTGAAAAAATACTAACTAAAGTACCAATAAATATTAGTATAAAAAGTTTTTTCATAGTTTATTAAATGTCCAATATCTTAATAGTAAAGAAGCATGGATCTCCACCATCTTCCCATTCTTGCATTTCTTCGTCAGTCATGTAAGGATCACCTTCATGAGTATAACAAAATGGTTTTGATATCCATCCACGATCTATACCATTTTGTAGCCATATACCAAATTCTTTGTCATCAATATCTTTATCAAACTCTTCACTAAAGTTAATGCTCATATATATATTTTACCCTTACTTGCTAAGAAAGTCAACTGGGTATAAACAATTTGGACTATACATTATTGCTGCATCAAGTGCTTGTGTCAACCTACGCTTTGGGTCCTTGTAGTTTTGGGTGGCATGAAGAGATCCCAAAGCGTAAGCCGATCCCGATCCTATGGCATGAAAATGCGAATCATAGGAAATCATAGTTAAAGTTTCTGCCTCATGTTCAAACATTCTTCCTTTTACACATATTAATAAAGAAAGCTGAGATTCTTTTTCTC